GTCGAAAAATTGATTTGACTTTATTTATTTTGAATTGGTGAAAATGAATGGCAATTGGAACGCTGTCGCATAATGAGGATATGGCACAGCGAGAGCGAGAAAAGTCAATTCATCGCCGTGAAATTGCATTGCTTTACGAGGATAACCGGGACTGGAAAGAATGGGAGAAATGTAAGTTCGATTTAGAAAGATATCTTCGCACTATTTACCCAAAGGCGTTCGACAAGCCTTTTTCTCGCGATCATAAAAAGGCAATTGGTAAAGCTGAGTCAATCGCAATCAATGGAGGACAGCACGCTTTGGCGATGCCCCGAGGTTCAGGCAAAACGACTATCTATGAAAGGACCATGATCTGGTCGCAATCTTACGCTCATCGCCGATTTGGTGTATTGATCGGCGCAACCGAACGGGCGTCACTGAAGAATATGATGAAAATCAAAAACGAACTTCGGTGGAATGATTTACTGGCAACACAATACCCGGAGATCGCATACCCGATTCGGAGATTGCAAAACGACGGCAAAAGAGCAAGGGGGCAATTATGGAACGGAGAGGAAACGCTGATCGAGTGGTCTCCAAATACGGTTCGGTTTGCGCAAATCCCGCCGGCGGTTGATCGTGGAAATGCTGGTGCAACCCTGCTCGTCGCCGCAATTACCGGAGCGTTCAAAGGACAGGCAGCACCATTGCGTGATGGGACAATTATACGGCCAGACTTTGTTCTGCTCGACGATCCGCAGACACGCGAGAGTGCGAAAAGCCTAATTCAGACAGGTGACCGTGAAGAGATCATAATGGGCGACGTGCTTGGCCTTGCCGCACAATCTGAAAATATGGCATGTGCGATGGCGATCACGCCGATCTATCCGGGCGATTTGGCAATGCGATTTTTGGACAGAAATCTTCACCCTGAATGGCAGGGCGATAGGACCAGGATGGTATACTCTTTTCCATCAAATATGGACCTATGGGAGCAGTACGCGGAAGTCCGTTCAGACGAGCTAAAGAACGATGGCGATGGATCGAAGTCGAGGGAATTTTACATCAATCATCGAGATGCGATGGACGACGGGGCCGAGCTTTCGTGGCCAGAGAACTTCAGAAAAGGATATGTCTCTGCAATTCAAGATGCGATGGATCGGCGGTTTCGTTCTTACAACGCATTCATGGCAGAATATCAATGCGACCCGCTGGAAGATACCGAGGGTCGCGGGTTCTCGATGACGGCCGCCGACATCGTTTCCAAGATCAACGGGTACAGGGCCGGAGTAGTGCCAAGCCAAGCGGAAATACTAACGGGTTTTATTGATGTTCACGGAGAAGTATTATTCTACTGTATTATCGCATGGAAGCCCGACTTTACGGGCTGGATCGTGGAATATGGAACATTCCCAAAACAAAACAGAAAATATTTTGCGCTGGCCGACGCCAATCCAATTATGAGCAAATACTTGGCGACGGAATATATCGAACTTCGCGGCCAAGCAACGGAACCAATCGTGGCAAAGGGATTGAGCCTACTCTTGGCCGACTTGACAGAACGAGAATGGAAAAAGGACGACGGCAACAGCATTACTCTTTCAAGACTGCTGATCGATACTGGATGGAAGGACGAAATCGTTTACGGATGCATTCGGATGCTAAATCAAAAGCCTGTATCCTTGCCGATCGTTATGGGGTCAAAAGGCAAAGGCATTACCGCGACAAAAAAACCATTTTCGAGCTACACTAAGCATCCTGGTGATATTGTCGGCTCCCGATGGCGATCTCCAAAGCCTGAAAAAGGCAGGCAGCGAATCGTCCACATTGATACCAATTATTACAAATCATTCGTTCATTCAAGGTTATTTGTTCCGCTTCAAGCTTCTGGATCAATTTCACTTTTTGGCGAAGATCCACGCAAAGCGGATCACACGCTAATAAGCGAACACTTGACGGCTGAAATTCCAAAAGAGGTGTTCAGTAAAACAGATAATCAGACGGTAGTGGAGTGGCAGAAAAAACCAAACGCTGATAATCACTGGCTAGATTGCGTGGTCGGATGCTGTGCTGCCGCGTCATCATGCGGATGCGCTTTGCCTGAAGCAATGAGCGAAACTCCTAAAGTATCTCGCAAGGAAGCCGAGCAGGAATTCATGGCCTCGCTGAAACGACGGGGGGTCGTTTGATGGGATGGAGCCGACCTACAGAGGAACAAAAGGTGGAGTTTATGAAGAAGCTCGAAAGTCCGGGCGGGGTGCAATGTCCCGATTGCGGCTGCCGAGATACGAAGGTGCGAAAGACTTTGCGAGGAGATGGGTTCATTCAACGGGCCAGGGTATGCCGTCACTGCGGCAAGCGTTGGCCGACTTTCGAGCAATAGGATTTTCATATGGCCATAAGAATTAGCCCACCGTCTTGGGCCTTGGAGCGATTGAAACAGTCCATCGACTATTGGCAGTCACTTGGTGCTGTTATCGATCACTGGGAATGGCGATATGATTGGAGTTTTGTACTCTATATTTACTAACTTTCTAAGGAGGAAAGCATGCAAGATGGCAATTTGCGAAATGATGAAATGCGGATCAGATATGATCTGGAAATGTGGTCGCGGCGATCTATGTCCGATCGCAATAGCGTTCTTACGGTGGCGAGAGAAAATGCAGTTGTCTCAACTTTTGTGCAAGCTTGGAGAGGCGGCGCAATCGATTGGGAAGGTGCTTTGACTCGAACGGTAATCGAGCTTGCAAGACAGAATGCGGAACTGTTGAAAAACGCCACCAAGTCCATCGAAAGAACTGCAAAATTCAATTTTGAATGCGCATCTTTTGATTTTAACGCATGGGAAGAAAAAATTCGCGCCGACGAGCGAAAGAAGATTTTAAGCGAACAGGATAACGCCAATGGCTGATTTCGAAATCAATCTTGGGTATTGGACCGGACCAAAAGCAGCGGAGAAGATGCGGCGCGGTGATACGCTTTATTGGGACGATTTCGGAAAACCAGTTGACGGTCAAGAAGGGGCAGGATGTTTTACCATCGTTAAGAACGCTAAGCTCCCATGCGCATGCGTCAGAGAACCGGCCGACGTTGAAGACCGAACGGTAGATGTAATTTTTTTAGCAGGTCCGAAACAAATGGAACCACGGAAACACGATTAGGAGGAAATCATGGAGCGACGATGCGATAAATGCGAATGGTGCGGTTCTTTCGGTGTGCATATTTTTTGCTGTCGTTTTCCGCCTCCACATCCAGAGGTACAACCGGGCCATTCCTGCGGAGAATTCAAAAAACGAGAAGGTCCGCTTCATTGGATTCAGAAGGACACGACTACTCGTATTCGCGAAGAAGTATTCGATCACGCCTATACGCGGGGAGTGAGCGACGGGCGCAAGCTGGAAAGAGAAGACTGCGTATCGCTCGTCGAGGAGACGGGGTACGAGCGGCAAACCCCATATGGCACCGGGCTTTTGAGCCACGGCGATTACCAAAAGCTGATTGCATCATCCATAAGAAACAGGGAGAAAATGTCGTGATTACAAAAAAACCGAAAATCGACTACGAACATAACGATACCGCGTTGACGCTCAATCCTTTCGAGGTATGCGACGAGCAAGACAGGTGCGGAACATTTACAAAAACGCATCCAGACGGATGGACGATTAGCGGAAAAGTTTGGGAGGATTATTTTTATTGGGTGAACGATTTTCACGCATGGCATCCAACACTAGGACACGTTTGGGGTGATTTTGAAACTGAAGTTCAAGCCGACTCGGAAGAGGCGTTTGCTGATTTTTATTCCAAGCACACGCCGGAATCATGGGACTATGCAGAGATTTAAGGATACATATATCCCGATTCCCGTTTTTTTATTGACACCCTTCAAAGCGGGTGTATAACGACAACATGGGCGACGGCACGGAGTAATTAACCGCGTCGAAACCAGACAATACGAAACTTCAAGACGGCCATGTAGCGGCTACATCGTTACATGGCCGTCTTTCGTTTCTTGAGTCTCGCCCTCCTTTGAATCATCATGGCCGACCCAACCACCATCGCCGAATCGATCGAACAGGCCGCGATTGCCGGAGTGCAAAGCGTCACCGTTGATGGCGTTTCCACCACGGGAATGAGCATTGACGAGCGGATAAAGGCCGAACAGTTCGGTAAATCCCAAACGTCGGCAAATAAAAACCATTTCGGTTTACGCTTCGCGCAATCGAAGCCTCAGCACACGCAATGAGCATTTTGGGAGCGATCCGCCGAATCTTCAGCCGCGAACCTTCGCGGGCGGTGGATTATCCGCGCATGGTGCGAGGCACATACGACGCGGCCCGAACCGGCGACCGAAACGAAAAACATTGGGTCGGTGCCGACTGCCTCGACGCCGACGCCGCTCATTCGCCTTCGATACGCCGGCGGATTTCCACCAGGGCGCGCATGGAAACCGGGAACAACGGTTTCGGCAAGGGTATCAATCTGACGCAGGCGAATTACGTCGTCGGACTCGGCCCCATGCTGCAAATGGGGACGCAGAATAAGCCCTTCAACGCGATGGTTGAAGCCCGATGGAAGTCCTGGGCGAAACGATCCGGGCTCGCTCGCAAGCTGCGGACGGCCTGCAAAGCCAAGGTATCGGATGGCGAATCGTTCATCATCGTCCGCGTGAATCCGAACATCGCCGACGCCGTGAAGCTCGATCTGGTCGGCATCGAATGCGAACAGTGCGCATCGCCAAATCTCCCCTACGCCGAGCTGAACCGCATCGACGGCATCAAGTTCGACGAGTTTGGGAACGTCCTCTGGTACGAGGTTTTGAAACGTCATCCCGGCGGCCAGTTCGCGATCTTCAACTCCGAAACCGAAAATGTTCCTGCCCGTTATATGCTGCACTGGTATCGAGAGGACCGGCCAGGGCAGCACCGCGGCATCTCGGAAATCACTCCCACGCTCAACCGTTTCGCCGAGGATCGCCGCTATCGAGAGGCCACCATTGCGGCCGCTGAGAACATCGCGAATCTTTCCGTACTTCTCGAAACGCAGGGTATGCCCGACGACGGCCCGGACGCCTCGCCGCCGTTTCAAGCGTTTCCGATGGAACGCGGGATGATTACGCAGCTTCCCTACGGCCACAAAATGAGCCAGCCGAAATCCGAACAGCCGACAGCCGGTTATGGGGAATTCGTCGGCGCGCAAATCTCCGAAGAGGCCCGGCCGTTGAACATGCCGCGCAACATCGCGGCTTGCGATTCGTCGGATTACTCGTTCTCCGGTGGACAACTCGACCACCTGACCTACTTCGTTTCCATCGACGTGGAGCGCGACGACTGCGAAAACATGGTCCTCGATAAGCTCTTTGAAGTTTGGTTCCCACTGGCCGTTGAGGCTTACGGCTGGACCGTTACGGATTCGCCCGTTCCTTCTCATTCATGGTCGTGGCCCGCCCGGCCGGTCATCGACGGCGAGAAGGTCGCCAATGCGAGCCGCACGAATCTTTCCACGGGCTGCGCAACGCTCCGTCAATTATGGGCCGCGCAAGGCCAGGACTTCGACGATGTTGTCACCGAAATGGCGAACGATTACGGCGTCAGCGAGGCGGAAGTCAAAAAGATTCTCATCGACGCGATTTTCAAAAACGGCAATCCGCAAGGCCAACAGCCTGCGAAGCCGGAAGAGCTTCCGCCCAAGAAACAACCGGCCGCGAAAGCAAACGGACACAACCGCCTAGCGGAGGTGCTGCAATGAAGGCAGTCGTCTATATGCAGATTCACTGTCCGGCATGCAAGTCGATCATGCGCCGCGATGAATCGACTGATACGGTTTTTTGCGAATGGCCGCGTTGCGATTTGCGGGGAAAGCGATTTCAGGCCCCCACGGTCGATCTCAAACCAGTTTCGGAATTCGATTCGACCATCAAAGGTGACCCACAATGAGCAAACAAAGCAAACGCCGCCGACTCGCCATGATTCTCGCCAAAGCATCCGAGCATGTCATCGAGTGCGCATGCTCGCCCGTTGAATGGATTCAAGCCAAAGAAGGAGAGACGCATGCGGACGATTCGCCCAAGCGATTCAAGATGCGAGCCTACACCGGCGGCCCGATGCTTGTCGGCTACTACGGTTCGCCCGTCGTCATCGACATGGCCGGACTAACGGCGAAGGCCCCGCTGCCCATTTTGATGAATCACGACATGGGGCAAATCGTCGGTCATGCGGACGAAATCGACGCAGGGGAATCGAATCTCGATCTATCGGGCATCGTGTCCGGCGCAACTCAATTTTCCGAGCAAGTCGTTGCCTCCTCAAAAAACGGCTTCCCGTGGAAAGCGTCGGTAGGCGCACGGCCCGACAAAATGGAATTCGTCGGCGAGGGCATCACGACGAAAGTCAACGGCAAAACATTCACCGGGCCGCTTTACGTGGCGCGGCAATCGACGCTGGGTGAAGTCTCGTTCGTCGCAATGGCGGCGGACTCGAAAACGAAAGTCAACGTTGCGGCATCCGCCGCGAATTTTACTGAAAGGAAGTCCAAAATGGACGAACAATTCTTGCAATGGCTCGAAGCCAGCGGATTCGATGCGGCGACCTTGACGGAAACGCAAAAGACCGCCCTCGAAGCGAACTGGAAAAAGGCAACCTCGGCGGTCACTCCGGCCGAGCCGGCCAAACCCGTGGAAGCGAAGCCCGACCCCGTGGCCGAAATTCGCGCCGAGATGAAGCGAGTCGCCGACATTCAGGCGGCTTGCGTTCCGAACCCGGCCTACACCGCCGAGCAATCGAAGGCCGTGGCCGACATTCAGGCGAAGGCGATCGCCGAGAACTGGCTGCCGATCAAGGCCGAATGCGAAGTCATCAAGGCCACCTTGCCAAAAGGCCCGGCCATTCACGCTTCCACGCGGGAAGTCAACGGCGATGCGATTTCGGCCGCGTTCGCCATGTCCTGCGGCCTGAAAAAGTCGGAAGATCATTTCAAACCCGAAGTTCTGGAAGCCGCCTCGCGCCATCGCGGAATGGGCATCCAAGAACTTTTGCTGATCCAGGCGATGCAAAACGGCTACACCGGCCGGATGGCGATCACGCAGGGGAATGTCCGCGAAGTCCTTCGCGCCGCGTTCTCGACGCACACGATCACCACGCTGCTTTCGACGACCGGCAACAAGGTATTGCTCGAAGGCTTCAACTCCATCCCGCAAGTCTGGCGGGAAGTCGCGGCCGTTCGCAGCGTCAGTGACTTCAAAGCCACCACCTGCTATCGCCTGACTACCGACCTCGAATACGAGGAAGTCGGACCGGGTGGCGAAATCAAGCATGGCACGATGGGCCAGGAGTCCTATACGCGGCAAATCCGCACGTTTGCGAAGATGCTGGCGATCACTCGCCAAGACATCATCAACGACGATTTGGGCGCGTTCGACGCGATCAAGCAACGCCTGGGCATCGGTGCCGCGATCAAGATCGACAACACGTTCTGGACCGTCTGGCTGGCTGCCCGCAATGGCGCGGCCTTCTGGACCGCCGCTCGTGGCAATCTCGTCGCCGGCGCGGCCCTCGCCGAGGCCGGCCTAAATTCCGCCGTGAAGGCTTTCCGTGACATGGAAGGCCCGGATGGCAACATGATGAACCTGGAGCCGAAGTTGCTCCTCGTTCCGACCGCACTCGAAGCGACGGCGTTGAAGATTTACAGTTCGCAGGAAATCCGCGATACCACGGCCTCGACCAAGTATCCGACCGCGAACATCTACCAGAATCGTTTCCGCCCGGTCACGGTTCCGCAAATGGGAAGCACGTCTTACACGGGCTACTCGGCCACCTCGTGGCACTTGCTCGCCGACCCGAACGTTTTGGCCTCGGCTGAAATGTGCTTCCTCGACGGCCAGCAATCGCCGACCATCGAATCGGCCGACGCCGATTTCGACACCCTCGGAATCCAGTTCCGCGGCTATCACGATTTCTATCCCAACATGAGCGAATGGCGAGCCTCGGTGGAATGCCAAGCGTAAGCCGGTTCGATCAACAATAACATTTTTTGAAAGGATACGAACATGGCTCAAACGCCTGTCATCATTCGCGGAAACGGGATGAGCATCGACTACACCCCGTCGTCCGCCGTTGCCGCTGGTGCGGTAGTCGTTCAGGGTACGCTCGTCGGCATCGCCACGGAAGCGATTGTCGCGAACGCCAAAGGCTCGCTTTGCGTCTTTTGCCAAGCGACCGTTCCGAAAGACAACTCCAATATGTCGGCCGTCGGCACGGCGATCTATTGGGACGCCGACGGAAACCCATATGGCGGCGATTCCGGTAGCGGGTGTTTCACGACCACGGCGACTGGCAACACGTTCGCCGGTTGGTGCCTCGAAATCGCCGGAACCACGACCGGCACGGTGCTAGCTCTGATTCAATCGAGCTTCGCAGTTTCGGTTACGACTTCCGACGCGTTGACCGACGTTGGCACCGTGACTTATGCAGCCGGCAGTCTGCTGGTTGGCGACGGCTCGAAGTTCGAGAACGTGGCTGTCAGCGGCGCGTATGCTTTGGCCGCGACCGGCGCGTTGACTTACAACTGCGCCACGAAGGCAGCCGCCGGAAGCACTCAGAGCGATGCCACGGCAATCACCGCTGAAGGCTTCTGCCTCGTTACCGCCGCCGACGCGACGAAAGGCGTAAAGCTCCCCGCCGCCGCTGCCGGGAAGCGAGTCACCGTCAAGAACAACGCCAACGCGGTTCTGAAAGTCTATCCGGCCTCCAGCGATGCGATCAACGCATTGTCTGCCGACGCCGCTCTGAGCATGGCCGCTTACACGTGCGCCACGTTCACTGCTTATGACGCGACGACTTGGTACACCGAGCCGTTGCTGCCGAGCTAACGTTTTTCTGCTCCCCGGCGGGTCGGGTTTCCTCCGTACCCGGCCTGCCGGTTCATATACCGCAAAGGAATTCGATCATGACCCAAACCGTACCCTGCATCGTCAAAGCTCGCGGACGTTCCATCGACTATACGCCGGTCAGCGCGGTCGGTGGCGGCATGGTCGTCATCCAAAGCGGATTGATCGGCGTTACGCCGCAAGCGATCGAGGCCGGACGCAAGGGCACGATTATCGTTGACGCTGACGTGGAAGGGCCGAAAGACTCTTCCGATATGTCCACGCCCGGGTTGGCGATCTATTGGGACAACTCGGCGGGCTGTTTCACGACCACGGCGACGGATTATTATTTCGGGCAAAACCTCGAAGCGGCCGCGACATCGGCGACGAAGGCGACGGTGCGGATGCTTGCGTCTGAATCTCCAATAAGTGTGATTGAATCGTTTACCGGATCGCAGATATTCAACCCGCTCAACTATGGCGCCGTCGGCGACAATTCCACCGACGACTATACCGCTTTGATGCGCACGCTCGACGCGGCGAAAGGCGCGAGCGATCACGGCGGCACGGTGTTGATTCCGGCCGGAAAGATTTTCAAAATTGGTGGTGACGCACCTGTTACAATTCCCAATGGCGGTGTTGAAGTTGTCGTGGACAATCCGACAGGAGTCGGTTATCGCCAACCTCCTATTCGTATTTGCGGCGAGGCGATCGATTTTTATTCCAACCTTCACACGCATGACGTAAAAGGCGGATCGGTTCTAAATCTCGTTCGCGCCGCCGACACGCCCGCCGACAACCGAGCGAAGATCGAAACTTTCGGCCTCGGCAATCTCGAAATCGACCACTTGACTTTGATGGACGACACAGATGGCACGACGAATTTTTTATTTTCGACGCTTACGAGTTGCAATATTCATGACGTTTTCTTTCGTGGGAAGACAAGTCGCTGGCATGATGCAACCTATCCGACGCAAGACGCGATTGTATTCGGCGGAGAAAATGCAGCGTCCGAATCTGGCCGCACCTCTGGTTTTCAAGGTTACGGCACAAAAGTCGTCGGGTGCTATTTCGACAATATTCGCCGATGCGTGTACCAAAAAACGTGGTGCAATTCCATTAACGTGGAGCGCAATACGGTGTGGAATGGGTGCGGCGGAGTCGCTCCGTTTGAAGTTCTCGGAAAAGGCAGCGGTGCCGTCCCATTGGTTGCTGGCGGCGTTTTCGCTAACAACTTGATCGAAGGCTATTTTTATAACTTCGGATTCAAGCTGACAAACGCCGAGCAATTCACGTTTATCGGCAATTCGATGTGGGACATTTTCACGTCGGAAGGTGACTTTGAATATGTCTATCGCTTTGAATCAACGGCTTCATATAACACCATCTTTGGTGGCTTCAACGATACTTCCGACCCAACTCTCTTAGTGAGTGACGCCGGAACTGGCAATAAACGTTTTACCTATAACGGCATGGAAGGCTCGTCGCTCGTATTCGGTCCAGTTACTATTAATCAGACTGGCACGAAGGGAATTACTCTACAGCAGGGGACAGGAACCGTAGGTGGTCCGGCATTTTACCTTTATCGCGGCGCGGTTCTGTGCGGTGAAGTCTATATGTACGGCACTGCCGACAGCGGGACTTACCATCTTTATCTTCAAAGCGATACCGGAAAAGTTGTCTTGGCTCCGAAGGCTGCATCGACGGTGAACATCACCACATTACCCGTTTACGCCAATAATGCGGCGGCTCTGGCAGGGTCGAGAGTTGCCGGTGATTTATATCGAACGAACGGCGACCCGGACACGATTTGCATTGTTCATTAAATGTCAAGAGGGCGTGATGAATACCATTTACAACCGTTTTTACTACGCCGACCCAACAGGAAAGTATCCGCACGGTTACTTTTCCCGCAACATCATCGGCAAAAAATACGGCTGGAAATGGCTGGAAATTTACTCGAAAGTCAGTGCCGACATATCCGATGCTCCGGCGTTTGCCGCGAACCTGACCGGCGGATCGACGGTGCTGTTGGACTGCGAGGGGAAAGATACGTGGTCCGTTTACATCGCGGGCAATGAACCGCTCCAAGTGCTGCCCGAGCGAGTGGCTTTGTGGGATAGGCTAGTTGATTCCATGCGGAATGCAAATCGGACGATCAACATCGGTGCGTTTCGGCAAGTGCCGCTCAGCGCGGAGTGGTTATTCACCGGGCCGAATTGGGAATCGAAACTGTACAGACAACAATTCGATTCGTGTTGGCATGTCGTTGAGAAGTGCGATTTTGTCGCCCCGGCGATTTACTTGCAACGGTCGATGAGCCTGCAATTTATCCAAGAGTGGATCGGCAACTACTGCGCAGCGGTTCGCGAATACGACCAAGACATACAAATCACGCCGGTCTTTTGGTTGACGTATTGGAGCGAGCTAAAAGAACTTGGCGACCGGTCCAAAATTGTTTGGACTCAATCGCTCATGGAAAAGTATCGGCTGCCGCAAAGACTGGTTAGGGCCGTGCTGCAAGCGTTTTCGGACAATGGCATCAACTCGATGATCGGCTGGCAAGAGGAGCGGCAGCCGTGGGATGAAAAGTACATGGCCCCTGTTATCGCGTGGGGAAGAAAATGAAATGGGAATGCTTAACCGAGCCGTGAACTCGATGCTCTCCACCCTGCTTTCCTCCGAAGGCGAGGCGGTGACGTACGCGCGGGGAAGCGACACGGTTTCGCTGACGGCGATTCGCGGCAAGGCGGAATTGAACATCGATAAATTCACCACAGTTCAGGTGGAAGGAATCGATGCGAGCTGGATCATCGACGCGACGATGCTTGTTCACGTTGAATATGCTGGCATGTACCAAACGTCAGAGCTTTGGACGCCGCAACGGAGTGACCGAATCACCGACGCGAACAACCAAGTTTGGGAAGTGACGCCGGTCGATGGGATCGGCTGCTATCGAGACACGCGGGGAATGATGCGAATTTTCGTAAAGGCGATAGTTGCATGAGCATTCAAGCGGACGTTGCCGACGCGGTTACTTCGGAGTTAAACCTCCATGCGTTCAGCTTGACGTTTACCGCCACGCGAACCCAGTTGCCGAGCTACAAACGAACCGAGACGAAAGAGTTAAAAGTATGGGTGATTCCGACTTCGCGAAAATCGGAAATCAAGAACCATAAAACGCGCGGCTTTACCATTCAAATCGACGTAGGCGTGGGCGCGCCAGTCAGCCCGGAAGACAACACCGCCGTCGATCCATATTTGGACTTACTCGAATCGATTGATGATTTTTTGGCCTTCCGAGAATTGCCGACCTACACGAATGCGAAATGGATCGGGAGCGAAACGGTTGATGGCGCTGACGCCGGCTATGCTCCCGACATGCTCGATGCGAACCAATACTTGGGCGTGATACGAGCGACTTACCGGATTTGCTGACATGCTGAAACTCGATGCGATGAAAGGAATGTTTTTCGACCGCGCGGCGGTAATGAAAGCCGCCGACGCAGGTACGCGGAAAGTACTGTCGAAATTCGGCGCATTCGTCCGCACGTCCGCGAAGTCGAGTATTCGCAAACGTCGCCGCGCATCCGAGCCAGGAATGCCGCCAAGTTCGCATACGGGATTGCTGAAGAAATTTATTTTCTTCGGATACGACGCCTCGAAAAAATCGGTGGTCATCGGTCCGACGCTTCTGAATGGAAAGGCCGGGACCGCACCAGAGGCTTTAGAGTACGGCGGAACCGCCGTTTTAATGGTTCGCAAACAAGGGATGACGCGAAAAGGCCAACGCGAAAAGAAAGTCATTCAAATCAAAAAACGTCCCTACATGCAACCAGCCTTCGATAAAAACTTACCCCAATTGCCCTCGCTTTGGGCGAACTCAATCAAAAAATAAGGAGCCTTTCAAATGGCAGACCTCATTGGCCTGGATGCCGTGATTTATCGCGGTGCCGTCAACACCACGCCTTCGACCTTGATGGTGAATTACCGCAAGGCAAAACTCAATCGCGATAAGGTGATGGCTGACAACAGCCGCCACGGCATGAAAACGGCCTCGCAACGTCCGACGCGAACGAACAACACCATTGAATTTGAGATGGTCGATTCCGACACGGATGCTGACGTTGCCGCGCTGTGGGCGGCGTTCAATGCCGATACCCCGCTGGCCTTCAAGATTCTCGACAAGGCCAACGGCAAGGGAATCCTCGGCGATTTCTACGTGTCGAAAATGGAGCAGGATCAAGACGAAGAAAACATGCAGATTTTCTCCGTCGGCCTTTCACCGACCTCGGAATACCGCGACGTGGTTGCGGTCTAATTCGCGAACCGACATTTCAATTCAAGGAATCCATATCGATGGCGACCATCAATTTTCAAGAAAACGTTTCGCTCGGCGGGGTGAGCTTCAACACTTACTACCCGATCACCGGCAATAGTCAAGTTCCCAACCTCGAAGAGCCGTTGGCGGCCGGCAACTCAGGTACACTCACCACTCGCACCGACGACAACACCGGCGTGGCAACGCTCTCCACGGGCCACGGCATCATCACAAGCGATGTTTGCGATATCTATTGGACCGGCGGATATCGACACGGCATGACCGCTACGGTGGCGACCAACGCGATCACACTCGACGGCGGGACCGGCGATCCGCTCCCCACGGAAGCGGCCGTGGTCGTCGTTTCCAAGCAGGAAACCTACAACCTCGATTTTTCGACGAGCATCCTCGCGGCGTTGCGGATACTCTGCGATCAGCGCGCCCACGTCGGATTCCGAAGCTCGGCTTCCGCCTTGCTCAAAGATTTGGATTTAACCGCCACCCGTCCGTTCTGTTGGAACGACGATCATCCACAGACATTCAACAACGTCGGCCAGTCCGCGCAACTCACCACTCGCACGGACGACAACACGGGCGTCGCCACCTGCTTGACCGGCCACGGCATCGAAACCGCCGACGTGGTTGACGTTTATTGGCTCGGAGGATTCCGCCTGGGCATGGCCGCCACGACCGCGACGAATGCCGTCACGTTGGAAGGCGGCTCGGGCGACGCCCTCCCGCTGGTCAATACGGCTTTGATTTTGGTCAACGTTTCCGACGACGGATATCCCGACGTTGCCTCAATCGTCGCGTCGAATGGATCGGCCACGGCGGCAACGCTCAAAATCGGCGGACTCGCGAACGCCTAAAAGGAGGTTTTTTGTGAAATCGTTCAACGATACGCTGGGCCGCGAATGGAAGATCGATATTACCATCGGCGCGTTGGCTCGCGTCAAAAGCGCGATGGGGCTCGATCTTCTCGCGCCGCATGAAGTACCCGGTGACGATGCCGATGAGCGGGCACGGTCGAAACTGTTTAAGGGCCGGAAAGCCTTATTGGTTTCCGTCTTGAACAGCGACCCGAGCCTGCTTTTCGACGTTATCGCCAATATCCTCGCGCCGCAAATGGAAGCCAAGAAGGTTCCCGTCGAGGATTTTGTCGAGTCGATGGGAGGCGATGCGGCCTATTCGGCCTACCGCGCGTTCGTCGATGAGTGGTCCGATTTTTTCCTGAAATTCCACCGGCCGGACGCCGCGGCGATGGTGCTCAAACACGCGGAGATGATCGAAGCGGAGAGCAAGCGCGACGTGGCGATGGTGGAGAAAGTCGGAGCGACGGTGGAACGGACGATGGCGAGGAATCGGACGGAAGCGATAGCAAGACTCGATTCCGTTGGGAATGGCGAGACATCTATCGATTCGCTGGTTACCTCGGAATAGACCCGGAGCCTTACACGCTCCGACAGTTGGTTTGGATGGTGGAAGGTAAGCGGCTTGAAGAGTGGGATCAAACCGCACTTTTGGCCGCGAAAATTCACAACGCTTTCGCTGGGCGATCAAGCGTTCGCGGAGCGGATGCGTTTCATCCTTACCGAAAGAAAAAAACAATCGATCCGCCAATGGCGCGAAACACCGGCGAAACCTTGATTGCCGCATTTTGCGGAAAATAACATGGCGAACTCTGGAGCAATTCGAGCCGGCCGCGCGTTTGTCGAACTTTTCGGCGACGATTCCAAGCTCGTGCGCATGCTGAAAGGCGCGGAAACAAAGGTCAAGGCGTTCGGGACCGGCCTTATGGCGATGGGCGGAAAGATGTTCGCCGGAGGAATGGCACTGGCCGCTCCGCTTGCCGCAGCCGTCAAGCAGTTCACCGATTACGGCAGCCAACTCAACGACATGAGCGCACGAACCGGCGTAAGCGTCGAAGCTCTTTCCGAATTTGGATACGCCGCACAGCTTTCCGGGGCCGACTTAGAAACGCTCGAAGGCGGAATCCGCAAGATGCAAAAGGCCCTCGGCGGCGTTGATGGCGCGTCGAAGGATGTTGCCGAGGCTTTGGCGTCGATCGGGCTTAACATGCAACAGCTTGCGGCGATGAATCCAGAGCAGAAGTTTATGAAGATCTCCGAGAAGATCAACGGAATCGAGAGTCCGACCCGCCGGGCGGTCATTGCGATGGCAATCTTCGGGAAATCTGGAACCATGCTTTTGCCGATGATGGATGGCCTCGCGGAAACCCGCAAAGAGGCAGAACGGCTCGGACTGACCATGAGCACGGCCGACGCGGCTGCGGCGGATACGTTGGGCGACACGATGGATACGCTTTGGGCGAGCATCAAAGGCGTTGCCAATCAAATCGGCGCGGCATTGGCTCCGTCGCTGACCTCCGTTCTTTCGACGGCGACGGAATATGTGGCCCAAATAATCGCCTGGGTCAGGGAGAATCGAGGCTTGATTGTAACCATCGGCAAGGTCACGGCGTTCATTGTGGCCGCCGGAGCCGCGATGGTGGCTCTTGGCGCGGTCGTTTACGGGATCGGCGCGGGTGTCGGAATTTTAGCGACCGTTTTTGGGGCGGTTCTTTCTCCGCTCGGGCTTCTCATCGGCGGGCTAGTTGCCCTCGGAGCATATTTCGTTTCGACCGGCGACGCCGGAACCTGGGTCGGCAGCATTCTCTCTTGGCTCGGCGATAACTTCGGATGGCTCAAGGACACGGCCCTGGCCGCCTGGGGAGCGATAACCGGCGCAATTGCCTCGGGCGATATCGGTGCCGCGTTCAATCTCGCCTGGGCGACGATCAAAATGTATTGGGCCGAAGGGGTCGCTTGGCTTACACAAAAGTGGCTGGCCTTCAAGGGGTTATTCCTGCAAATTTGGAGCGAGGCGGTCTATGGCACGGCCACATTCATGGTCGATGCCTGGGCTGGCATGCAACGCACCTGGGTTTCGATTGTCTCGGCGATGAAGACGGTCTGGGCTGAATTCACCACCTGGGCCGGAAACCTCTGGAATTCAATGCAGCAAGGCGTTGGCAACGTCTTTCTGTCCGCGCTCGAGAAGGTCGGTGTTTTGACGGCTGACGAAGCCAAGTCCGCAAAAGCGGACATGAACAAGACGCTCGAATCGCAGAAGCAGGACCGGACTGCGGCGAACGATGAATATCTGAGGCAAATTGACGCCGAGGAAGCCAAGCAGAAAGACGCGATCACGGCGAATCAAAAGCTCATGGATGACGCGCTGGCCTCCGATCAGGCGGCGAAAGACAAGGCCCGGCAGGATGGCATCAACGCGGACGCGGAAGCATCTCGAAAAGCGGCCGACGCGGCCCGTGCCGAATGGGATACCGCACTCGCCGCGGCGGGCGTGGAAGCGGGTGCGGGAATGCCCGGAGGCCCAGGAAAGCCTCAGCCGTTCGCGGGGAGCGATGTTACCGGCCAGATGAAGACGAAGGTGACGAGCACGTTCAACGCCTTCGCCCTGAGCGGCATGGGGCCAAGCAACTCACAAGAGGAAACCGCGAAGAACACCCGCGAGACGGCAAGGATTCTTCGCCGGTTCGAAATTCACGGAATGGACACCACCACGAAGGCAACCGCATAATGGCCGTTACCGTCACACCACGCCCGGGAATGAATTACGCCGGCGGCGATTCGCCGACGTGGGATGTTGATTTCAACATCGAAGGCACGAGCGATCCGGTTGAAGCTCGGCTGCAACTTCTTTATCAGACCGATGCGATTTATGACGGCCTCGTTCGACAAACCCCGCGCGTCGTTCATCAAGGCGGCGATTTCTTCATTGGCACGATCACTTACGCTAAATCCGCTCCGTTGCCGGGTCGGCTTGAATATCAATTCGAGATCGGCGGTAAAACCGAGAAGAAATATCAAAGCCTCTCGACAACATCTTATCCGTCAACGGCTCCCGATTACAACGGAGCAATTGCCGTCGTCAAGAGCGGCGACACCATCGATGTTCAGGGAATCGATGTTGACGTTCCATCAAAAGCTTTTTCGCTGAAATGGACCCTCGACGCGTCGGCGTTCACTTCTGCGCTTGAGCAAAATCTTTACGCTATGTCTATCGCGCCGGTCAACTCCGCTCCATTTATGGGTTATGCGGCTGGGGAACTGCTCTACAAGGGATCATCCGGCGGACTCAAGGAGGGCGATGAAACAGGCGAATTGACATTAAAATTCGAGGCATCTCCGAACCTGACCGGCCTGACCATCGGCGGTATAGGCGGAATCTCGAAACAAGGCTGGCAACTTATCGATATCGTGCGCGAGGCTTCTGACGCCACGGGCAGCGGAACTAAATTTATGACGCCGAAAATCACCGGCATCTACGTCCACACGGTTTTCTATACCAGCAATTTCTCCGCGTTACTGGGGATTTAATATGGCCCTGAAACGCTGGACCCCCGGACAGCCTGCCGTTCTTTCGTCGGCGACATGGAACACGTTTTGCGACGTGGCTGAGGATTTCCAAAGATCGGACCTGACCGGAAGCGGTGCGAAAAGCGGAACGAAGAACTCGGCGATCCTCACGATCAAGAACACTTCCGGTGTGGCCCGCGATCGATTCGACGTGCTGAAGCTCGATACGCCGATTATTACCGAGGCGCAGAATGCGGACGCTTTCAAAAACCTCGCCGGATTCAACGCAGTCGCCCTTGATTCTTCTGCCGACGCAACGCCGGTTATTCTTTTGCAACCGCTTGACGAAGATCAATGCGGCCGTGGCGTGATTCTCGGCGCTGCAATCGCGAACGTCGAAATACTCGACAACGATCACAAATACGCGAAATACTCTTCCGACCACCCGGAGTATCTCGAATCGTCGGGGAGCGGATCGATCAAGCTGCTTTACAATCCGGGGACGGGGAACGATATTGCGATTGTGCTGCTCGGTTCGTCCAGTTCCTCTATCGTTTGCGCCGTCCTCACCGAAGACCTCGTTTATGGCGGCACGGCCGACGCAACCGAGTACACCACGGTTTCGCCGTTGGGCGGCACGGCGACAACGACCACGCTGGCCGATTGCTGGTGTCCGTTTCTTATGGCTGGAAAACAACTCTCTTCCGGCTTCCATATCGGCGTTGACAAATCTCAGGGAAACATGGTCATTCAAACTCTCGAATGCTCCGTCGATATCCCGACGTAAGGAGGCAACATGATCGGCGGTGGTTCTATAGACGGTTGTTGCGGCGATCCTTGCCCCGATTGGACGGCGGATTTTGGTACGGATTATCCGAGGTATTACAAAGCAAGAATCACATGGAGCGAAGAATTTTGCCCAACAATACCAGCCGAGACTACTTGTGGAATTGATTTTTTGCGGCATGAACTCCTTGCCACTCATTACACGGGCTCAAGTTATTGCGGAAATATTTCGCTTCGATCTTACTGCTCGTCGTCGCGGCCGCTTGATGGTTATATGGAGTCTGCGAGCCCAGAAAGTCCGATAGGCGTACGGTTTTCTTATTTGGGTGTGTCGTTCAAAAAAGAAGACGGTAGCTGGTTTGCTACCATTCGTGTCGGGGCTTTGAATTCTGTTGCCTATGGTATCTACCGCTGTGGCCCGGTTGACCTAAGCGATCTAAGCTCAATCACGCTTAGCGACTTGACGATACTAGGGCTACCGGGAACCGAGAACTTCCCCTCGTCAATAACGCTCACCGAAATCGACGGTACGCTGTGCGGCAGAGACACCGAAGGCGATTGCCCATGCGAGGAACAGGGAGTCATTGGGCCGATAGACTGGGTTACTTTGTCTAAAGGTGCATGGTCGTGGGACACGGCCTTTGATTATGATCGATGCACGGAAACGAAGCCAGAGTACGATTGCTGTTTGGTCGGGACCGTGGATTACACTTGCTGGTCATCGAGTGTTTTTTACGGATACCAGAGCTATAGCGGAAGCTTTGATTTTCGAGTTACGCATCAATACTATGGAAGCGCGTGGGAATCTGTATTCGTTCCTGATAGTGGCCTAGCGGTTATTGCGGGCATGATTCGGTTGATTACGCGGTGCGGAAAAACTTATTTGGTAACTGGCCTGAACTCAGCGGGGTGCTATCCACCCGTTCCGAATTATTTAGTTGAGTGGGTTTCAAACGGCGGTGAAGCATGGCCCTATCCGTGTCCGGCTGGACTTGCGATCCAAGAGTTAGGCGATCATCCAATGACCGGAGGAATATCGTTCCCATTCACGGCATCGGGTTCGTGGGCTGTTGATTTTGGGGAAGTACCAGACACCGAAGCAAATGCGGCCGGTGCCGACGTAACCGTGACTTATACCGGCTTTGGCGAATGCGTTACTGATGATGATATGACATGGGAGCTTCCCTGCGGTGCGCACGTGACCGGCTGTATAGCGTTGCGAATCTTCGGCGTATGTGGCGATCAAGCGTATCCCGGATTGATTCATCTATCTGGCGCGTATGGCGGAACGACTTGGACGAGCGGCACGGTAACGACTGCCGACGGAACCATTGAAGTCACCGCCTACGTCGATGAAGACTGCGTATTGCACATTGAATCAACGACCTATTTCGGCGAACACTACCTTTTCGAGGTACAGCTTGAATCTGGGGCATATTACCGCAACGTCCGCAAGACGATTGACAACGCCGTTGAAATGCAGGTCGGCGACACCCGCTATGTAACAAAGGTAGAAATAAACTGGCTAGACCGAGCGGAGTGTAACCGACTCAATGACCCCATGCAGTCGGAAGCGGATTGCTACTTCTGTGAAGGCAATTCGTTCGTGGTCGATACGCTCGTCATCCGCGTTCCCGGCTCGACCGTCGTGAAACTCCAAAGGAACTTCCTCGAAAAGACCGCCGCATGTATTTGGCAAAACGATAATATCGCCGACTGCACCGAGGATAGTAATTCATTTTCCATCGAAGTCACCGGCAACAAAGACGGATGCTCGGCCTACTTTGAAGCGACCGTAACGAAACTTTCCGTCACGCCGAATCAGTGGGTCAAGTATCGCAAAACAGTGGACGTTCGCACGGAAGAGATCAACTGTTTCGGAACGCACACGCTGACCGAGTATTCCCGTTCCGGCGCGGGCGAAATCCCCGAATGCGGCTCGACGTTCGTTATCGAGGCGGGATCGAAATCGAACTACCACAAGCCTGCCCACCTGTCCGACGTTCATTCGGCTCCGTATTACGTTCATGTTCGCTTGGTCGATCCACCCAACGACGAAACGATTTACGATATTCCGCTCAGCGGCTCAAGCGATGATGACCATTGGATTTTTCACTACGGCCCCGGATACGTCACTCCTGATTCGTGGTCATCGCCACCGTCGCCTTGCCTCAGTGGTGCGGCACTCTGGGGCGACATGGAAATTAAATACACTTGGCTCGATTACTACTGCCTCCTCATGGAGTTCACGTTGACGCTCGTTGATGCGGAATCGAACGAGTGTTCGCTGTACTGCGGAATCCGCCTCCTCTCGCCATGGGAGATTTGCAGCGGCGATGAATTCCAGTGCGGCGATTTTTACATTTCCATCGACCCCGAAGTCAACTGGATACCCGGAAACCCATGCGTGAAGCAGCCCTATGCGACCTAAGCACGTTCACCGTCGAAGGCGAACGCTATGATTCGATATGTCCGCGTTGCAATCTACCGGCAACGTGGTGGAAGGGTCAGCGTTCGCCAATTCGCCCGTGCGATCCAGAATTCGCCGCGAAGCATTTGGAGGCCCGGAAGAATCCGCCGAAGCAACAGCCGACCGAGCGGCCGGCTCGCAACCCATCACGGCAAGCAGCTAAAATCAGCAACGAAGAAAAGGCGGCGGCCATTGCTAGAGACGTTCTAAAATGCGTCACAGAAAACCCCGGCTTGACGCTTGACGAGATTGCAAAAAAAATAAAAAAAACCTGCCCCGGCAGTAAAGCAAAAGTCGAGTATCACCTGGAATGCTCGGCTGCAACCGGCATCATGCGAAAAGAAGGCGAGCCCGCGATGTACTACACTGCGTGAAATAAATCAACGCTGCACGGATAGGGACGAAGAAATGTCCAAAGGGGTATTGGTGATTACTTCTTTCGGCCGTCGATCCACTTGCGGTCGGACTCGCTCAGTTGTTCGATTGGGATGCTGGCCGTCTTGCCGTTCTTCTTTTTCAGCTTCACAACGTTATTTGTGACGCCAGCGAATTTCGCCTCTACCTCAAAATTGCCGGTCGCATCTTTCCATGTTCTCCATTTGGCATTCTCTTCCTCGGCTAGTTTATCGAGCTTCTTTTTTCTCGCCTCTTCCTTGGCTTTCTTGGCATCTTGTTCGATCTTCTTTTCATCAATCGCAACAAGCCGCGGAATGGTTTTCGAGCTTCCCATCGCCGTGGTGTATTTCTTTGATCCGTCAACCTTGAATGGTACTTTCAGGTTGACCGTGAAATCGTCGCCGTCGGAAAGACCCTTTGTCGAATAGCCTTCGATCCAGAGCGCGTGCGATCGGTGGTTAACTTCAACGTCAACAATCATATTCTCGGCGTCGATAATCTGAATGACGCGAGCGCCGTGAACATAACCGACGACTCCATCATCCGCCGTGATGTATTTTCCGCCGATATCGTCCCAGTAAAATCGCGGGTATTTCAGCTTTGGTTCAGGCTTATAATTACCAGTCCCCAAACCCTGGATTGCGTGGGGCGAAAAAGTTCCCTGCCCAAACGCACTACTGGAAACCATCGCACCGATGAGAAAAATTGAAAAACGCATGATCTACCTCCGCTCCTCACCCTACCCTCAATCCTCGATTCCTTCAATCACCAATTCGGGTTATTGTGGTTTACCGAAAATACCACCTTTGGGCTTCATTTCAAAATATTCCGAAATAATTATCGAAATGCTGTTGACATGCCGATAAATAGCTGTAGAATGAGTGAAGAATCAAACAACTGATTCGACTCGGCAACTGAGTGAGTTGCAGGCGGCCTTGATCGGCCAGGAGAATTAAAATGAAGATTTGCATTACCGAACAAAACCACCGAACTGGAAAGACGCGTGAAATTTGCGTCATTGACCACACCGACACATGTGACGCGCTTAATGCGGTCGCCTTGCCGGACTGGACTACCGGATGTCCGATTGACAAAGGAGCGGACGGAAGCGGATTTATTGCCGACCCCGACGACGACCAACACATCATCAGCGCGGACGTTATGCATGACTGCTTCACGGATAAATGCGAATGCGACGAATGTAAACGAAGTCAATCGATGACCGGCGAAGAGATGGACTACATGGAATCATACGACGAATAGCCGCACTCCTCTCCTCGGCGGGAGCGACTAATCACCGCTCGGATACACACCGCCGGGGAGAGCCTTTCAAAAAACGACCATGAAGAAACCAAAACGCGGCGCGCCTCGAAAATCCGAAGAGGCCCGCAAATCGAAGCAAATTACCGTAAAGCTCACGCCGGCCGATCACGCCGAGATTACCCGGCTGGCTGTCGAATCGCGGCTGACCGTGACCGATTACCTGACGCGGCGGGGGCTGGGGATTGATTAGGTTGTGTTTTGTACAGTTTGTGGTTTACCGAAAGAATATTTTTCAAATATTTGGGAATTCCTATTGACGGAATTCCGACATAGGGTATATTCTTAAAACATCGTCGAAAAGCTCCCTAAAAGGTTCGAGTCCTTGTCGGGGAGCTTTCGGCGGACTTGTGAAAGCCCGCCTTGCGAATAGTGGCGGGTGGTGACGGTTATAAGGGAGTTTCCCGAAGGCAGTCACGGCGGGCGCGTTTCCGTTTTGTAAACACCCGTCACTTTATTTTGTTTTTTGCGAAGTCCCGAGCGATGGAAGCACGGGCCAAGCCTTTACAAGCTTGCAAACGCATTCAGGCCGACTCTTTGGCCGACCCGGATGCAAACCGGAACTTACACGTTGCAAGAAAGCGACACGCTCAGCGTGCGCGACAATGGAATGCGACGTGCCCATGCAGGATACGGCGGCATGATGACGCTGGACAGAATAGCACGAGCTATACTTGATATAGCAAGAGCTTGTCGGGCATTTCAAGATTTACATCATGCTGCTTGCCGATATCTTCCAACAGTATTATCTGTTGGAACACCCCGAAATTGCGCGGGGCACCGTGCAAAATATCAACGCCTCGATTCGCGCTTACTCGCGATTCCTGGGCCGCGATGCTACATTGACGGACTTCTCGAAGAAATCGCTTTACGACTTTATGGCATGGATGTCCGAGCTTGGCTATGCGCCGAAGTCGATCAACAACAAGCGCGGCGATTTGATAACGCTCTGGTACTCCGCTCACGACGAAGGCATGATCGGGCCGGTGCCGCGAATCAGAAAGCGGAAGGAACCGAAAAGACTGCCGGTGGTATGGACGCTGGACGAGATTCGGAGAATCTACGCGGCCACGGATGGGGCCGTCGGCAGTTATCGCGGCGTCTCAAAGAAGCTTATCGGCAAGCTAGCAATCTCGATTCTTTGGGACACGGGCTGCCGAGTCGGAACGCTCCGAAAGGCGAAGCTGGCCGATGTAAATCTATCGACCGGCGCGTGGTTCGTTCCGGCAGAAAACTTGAAGGGATCGCCTGCGGATCGCATCTTTCGCTTGCACCCGAACACGATTGCAATTCTCAAGGAAACGCTGGCCGTGAAACGCGAACGACTTGTTCCGTTGCCGCTGGACAAGAACACGATGTACGAATGGGCGAAGAATCTCTTGACGCGAGCCGACTTACCGCACGACAGACTCAGGAAATTTCATTGCATTCGACGCACGGCGGAAACACAAGCCGCGGCAAAGATGGGCATCGGATGGGCGGCGGCAGCGATTGGCCACACGGAAGAGGTTGCAAGGAAGTATTACGTCAACCCGCTCTACCTCGATTCACCGAATTTGATCGACGCTCTTCCTCGGCTAACCGATTAGCTCTAGCCGATCTTCCACGTTGCCTTGGCGGGCTTTTTGTGGAACCGCCCCGCGCCGCACTTCGCGGCCGGGGCTTCTTTTTTTCACACCACAAGGATTCACATCATGGATGAATATTTAATGGTAGGAAGTGATTCGAGCATAATCACCATCGACGTTGAAGATGCGTTTCATCGGTTCAGTATTGAAGTCGGCGGTGAAACAGTTGAATTTAGGCCTGCTGATGTTAAGTGGGAGGTAACTAAAACAGCTTACGCATCATATGCAAGAAAAGAATTCACACGAAAAGGAGTTCGCAAAAAAGTTAAGCTCCACAGGTTGCTGCTGAACGCAAAAGAAGGCGAATACGTTGATCACAGAAACCATAATGGACTCGACAACAGACGTGCCAATATCAGAATTGCTACCCCACAGCAAAATCAATTTAATAAAAATGCTAAACGCGGAAAGAAATTTAAGGGCGTAACTCAGTTAAAGGGATGCAAAAAATATACCGCATTTATTTGCGGGAAAAAGATAGCATCATTCAAGACTCCCGAAGAAGCCGCCCTAGCCTACAACGCGAAGGCATTAGAAGTGTTTGGCGAATTTGCAAGACTGAACAAGGTAGAGGTATAGCGGGAGTCCACGGTGCGGCGGTTTCTTTTTTCTAAAGAATAATAGGTGAACAATGGAATACGAACTTAAAATCGACAAGGAATTTCAATCGCTTTGCCCGCCGCTCACGCCAGAAGAGTTGAGCTTGCTCGATACGAGCATCAACGAAAACGGATGTAAGGAAGCAATCGAGGTTTGGGCAAATCACGATGACACGATCATCGACGGGCATAATCGTTATCGGATTTGCAAGTCATGCAAGATCGATTTCAAAACGAAGGCGTTGAAATTTGAGACGCGCGGCGAGGTGATTAACTACATCATCGCCAAGCAGTTGGGGCGGCGGAACCTCACCGAGTTTCAGAAGTCTGCTTTGCGTGGACGGCGTTACGCCAACGAGAAAGAACAGGGAAAAAGGACTGATTTAACTTCTGCTCAAAATGATGAGAAGTTAGGGAATGACGAAAGTCCCCCAGAAACTACTGCTGAAAAGCTAGGAAAAGAGTACGGCGTTTCACGGATCACCATCCAACGCGACGAGCATTTTGCTATGGGGCTGGAAAAGATCGCGCAGGCGATGGGCGAACAGATGAAGAACGATATTCTCTCAGGCGTCGTCAAGATCAAGCGGGGAGTAATAGAAAAATTGCGTGACGCGGACGCCGAAGAAGTCAAATCCGTTATCGCTAACGCGACGAAGAAAAAAGAAGCCAAACGCGATTCAGCGACCTCTAATAATCCACTCCCTAAACCCAATGCGGTAAAACTTCTTTCGCAAAAGGCGACGGCCATCCAAATGGCGGTCAATCAAGGAATGAAGCTGGCTGAGGCTTGCGGAATCTACGGACTTCAAAGAAATTCTTATTCGCGCGTTAGTGCAGTCGTGCAGTCGAATAAACAAATTCTTATCGATGCGATGGATAGTGAACTTCTGACGATAAGCGGCGCGGAAACGCTCATCAACAGGTCTGTTGAAAAAATAACAGAAGCCATCGAGAAGGCAAAGGCGGAAAAGGCAGCCAAGAATCACAAGCCTCTTTCAGTCGCCGGACGATCCAAGCAAGAATTGCTACGCGAATTACTAGAGCGGACTTATGCCGATTGGTCCGGCGCTTCTAATAATCGACCTATCTCTAAGAGTTGCATTCCGACGAACGCGGAAAAACTCGCGGAACTCGAATTGCTCTGCAAAAACGTTCGCCGTTATGTGATCGACTACCTCAAAAGAATCGAGGAGGAAATTAGCAATGTTCGTCAGGGATAATCGAGAAGAAAACTTTCTAACGAAGATGGGGGTCAAGTTCAAATACTCGAACTCCATTACGTTTCAACAACTAGTCCCGACATGGGAAGATCAAAATCAGGGCAGATCGAAATCGCGTGTGGAAGAAGTTGTTCTCGAATATGCTGCGAGAACAGAAGCCGGATCGAATGCGCCTGCTCCGATTCTACGCACAACTGCAAAGGGACTGGACCCTTTAGACGGAGTTCAAAGACTCGGCTCGGAAAAGTTACTCGGTAGCACCAATTTTTCCGCATACATCGTCGAAACGGACTCCAATAAATTAGCGTTATCGATTCGCATTATGGCGAACCATCTCCTTGCCGGTCATCCCGAGCCGGTCGAATGGACGAAGCGGCGGGCTATCCAAATGCTCGCCATCGAAAATGATATGTCGCTCGAAGAGGTGGCTCGACTAGGTGGATGGAAGATTGCCGACGTTCAAGAAGAACACAAGGCGATGACGTGGGGTTTCGCCATTCGATGCAACGGCGGACCCGACCAACTTCCCAAGGGCGTTCTTCTTGCGTTGGATGAGAACGCCAAGATGGACGATTTGCGGGTGGCAACAAAGCCTGTTGTCGAATTTATTTCCGATTTGAAAGTTGGCAAGTTTTCAAACGGCGACAGCAAGCCCCATATCGAACGCTTCTTTGCGGTCAATCGCAAGGATAGGAAAAACATCTACGAACAATTCGAGAAGAAGCACGAAGAATTCCGCAATGACCCTGAGATCAAGGCTCGGCTCGAAGGCCGTAAACGATGCCGCCTAACTCCCGAAATCGAGTTGCGGAGGATTCTTAAAACATCTTTGGCGACTGCCGAAAAAATCCAAAAGAATAAACATCATATTCCGTACATGGAAGAATTTTTCCAGCTTTGGAATCAAGTACGAGACACGCTTTCCGAGATTGCTAAAAACAAGAAATAACCATGCAACTTTCCCTATTCGACAATCCGGCCGTCCAAACCGCTCCCTATATTCGCGGCTCGTCAACGTCCAAGGCGGCGGCGGTAGCGATAGGGCCGACGCTCAGCGAGAAGCAGAAAGCGGTTTACGAGTACATCCGGTCATGCGGAACATTCGGAACGACAGATAACGAACTCATTCCGGCGATCGTGAAGCTCCACAAGATGAATTTCAACACGCCGCGAGCGAGGAGAGTAGAACTCATGGAAAAGGGGCTAATCGAGAAGAGCGGAGAGCGAAAAGGATGTAACGTTTGGGTTGCGAAAACTAGCCAATAGAAAGGAATCTATCATGCTCGTACTTGGTCGGCAAATCGATCAATCGATTCTTATTGGAAAAGATGTAGTTATTCGCGTGGTCAGCATCCACGGAAATCACGTTCACCTTGGTATCGACGCGCCGAAAGATGTCGAGATACTTCGGCCGGACGCGATTGTGCGAACGCGGATACTTACAGCGGCGGCCGATGGAAAACTTGCCAAGTGCGAGAAAGACCTAGACGATGCCGAGCAGTTGGCGCAGATTTAACATGACCACCACCCAATCAAAACTCGCCCGCAATCTCCGCGAACTTGAAGTCCAGCGGAAGCGGCTTCAATTAAAAACGGCTGAACATCGTTTGAATATCGAGCGGTCCAAAAACTGGCGAAACGTGAAAGGGAGATGAGGTATGGATATCATACGAGAATTTATACCACGAATCACCATCGATCAATTCGCCGAAGAAAGCGGGCTAAAGATGAAAGTCGTTGAGCGAAAGAAGCCCGAGAATGATACCGCACGATACTACGCTCATTTTGTCGATGAGCGAGGCTATGGTGTCGAAGAAATTGGCGATGGTGTTTTGCTAGGAACATACGGAAACGGAGTCTGCGAGCAAGACGCGATCGACGATTACGCAAGGCAGATAAGTCTCAAAAGGCTAGTCGCACACGCATACGACGACAACAGAAAAGAATTCAACGTCCCACGGTTAAAAGCAAACGAGGAGAAGCAATGAAACGCCTCAAATCAATCCATGCGTGGTGGCAGAACTGGGGAGAATGCTTTACGATTCCCGCGATGATTGTGTGTTTGTTGTGGGTGACTTGTGAGTTGATGCACTTCTATCAACAGGTGAGGCTGAAATGAGCGGCTCTGATGACGACGACTTTTTCGGCGATACGATCTATGAAGTTTGGCGAAGGGGCGGAAATCCAGATAATGTTGACCGCGATAGAGTAAATCAATATTTCGACATGGACCTGGGCTACGAAGAAGCGGCGAGAAGCGAACTCGAAAAACAGCATTTTTTTAACCCTACGGAGGAAATATCGTGAGTACAGTTATTGTTGAGGAATCGGTTGCGAGTGCGGCGTTGAAGAAGTTCGTTCCCACGGATTTCAGTATTGCGGCCATGAGCGAAGAGTTCATGCCGCTCACCATCAGTGGCCTTAATGACGCCGCTGGATACAAGCGGGTGCATGACGCTCGAATGATCGTCAAGAGTCACCGCGTCTCGGTCGAAAAGGTCCGCAAAGAACTTAAACAGGATGCTTTGGAGTACGGTCGCAAGGTCGATGCCGAAGCCAAGCGGATCACGGCTTTACTCGAACCCATCGAAACCCACCTTCTCACGCAAGAGGAAGCTATCGACGCCGAGAGGGAACGGATTCGGAACGCCGAACGGTTGCGACTTGAAGCCGAGGTTAAAGCGAAGCAGGAAGCCGAAGATGCTCGGTTGCTGGCGATCAAGCAAGCCGAAGAAGCTCGAATCAAAGCCGAGCAAGCCGCCGAGAACGAACGCCTGCGGATCGAACGCGAAAAGCTTGCCGAGCAACAGCGGATGCTCGACGAAGAACGTCGCAAGATGGAAGCCGAGCGGCAAAAGGTTGCCGATGAAGCGGCTCGAATCCAACGCGAAAAGGACGCCGAGGCGAAACGGCTCGCCGATATCGAAGCCGCGAAGCAACGCGAAATCGAGAACGAACGCATCCGCAAGGAAGCCGCCGAAAAGGCTCGTATCGAAACCGAGCAGCGACTTGCACGGGAAGCTGCCGAAGCTCAGGCCCGCAAGGAACGCGAGGAAGCGGAAGCGAAAGTTAAGGCCGAGCGAGCGGAGAAGAAACGCCTTCGCCAATTGGCTTTGCGGCCGGATAAAGACAAGCTCATGGAAGTAGCGGAGATGGTGGACAACATCGTCGTTCCCGATGTTGCTGAGTTGACCGCCGACGCCGCTCCGATTGCCAGCCGGATTAGCTTGCTGCTTCACGATACGGCGCAGGCAATTCGGTTGATCATCGAAGAACTGGATCAATAAACGCCGCGAAACGAAAACCTAAAAACTTTAACAAAGGAAATCTGAAATGGCAGAACCTAACATCGCTCTTACGCTCAGTCCAGAACTCATAAAGCCCATCGTGGAGGCAAAAATCTCCGTGGCCATTGCAGAGGCATTGAAAGATCAGGGAACGCTTATCGAAAAATGCGTTGCCTACGCGATGAACATGAAAGTATCGTCCAGTGGACGTGTTAGCAGTTCATCGTATGAAAACAACCATCGATTTCTAGACATTATTGTCAACAACGCACTCCAAGACGCGGCCAGGAAAGCACTTGCTACTTGGCTCGAAGAAAACATGGATGCTTTTCAGGCCGCATTCATTAAGTCACTCAAGGCCGACAAAAACGCAGTCGTGAAGGCCATGATGACTGGATTCAAAGATAGCTTATCCAGCAATTACTCGTTCAATGTCTGTTGCAGTTTTCAGACGCCAAAGGATCGCTAATAAGGCGAAACGAATCGAGGAACTTAACCATGAAAAACAAAGCCCGGCTAGGACTGATTCGTAGCGTGGCCGAACTGTACTGCGGGCAGGTGATTCGGATTCACTACCCGCATAAGTTTCTCGATACCACGGTGGTGCGAGCGGAAGTTGACAGCCTTTGTTTTATGGGCAGAAGCCGAGTCGAGAAGGCGACCTACGAAGAGTTGGGCATCGAGCCTTATCCGATCGGCGTATGGTCGGATACTTACGTCACCGACAGGGACGTTGAATGTGAATGCGTGAAAGTTTTTGGAGGGTAAAACTACCGCCGTCGCCGTGGAAACGAATGGGATTGAAAGAAGATCGCCGAAACAATTCGGCGGCGGCTTTTGAATAAGGTGGATGATGAACGAAAAACAAATACTAACGCATTCCTCAATATCGACATTCAAAAAATGCCGTCGCCGATACTTTTGGGAATACGAGTGCGGCATTCGCGGAAAGATTGATGGTAAGGCATTGCGAATTGGATCAACCGGACATACGGCTTTGGAGTTTTTCAAGCGAGACGGAAATCTCGAAAAGGCACTCGAAACCATCGATTGGTATTACGCGTTACTGACCGACCTTTCGGATGACGAAATTAAGTACGAGAAAAAAACGGTCGCTTGTTTGGTGGCCGGATACGTTTGGCGATGGGCGAACGCTCCGCTAGAAATCATTGCCACGGAACAGTCGTTTAATGTGCCACTGTTCAATCCTTCTACAAAATCAAGTTCGTTGATATTCGACATTGCCGGAAAGATCGACGGAATTGTTCGGTTGCAAGATCAACGATTAGCCGTCCAAGAACATAAGTTCTTATCTGAGCAAATTGACGACGACTCCGATCTTTGGCGACGGTTACAAATCGATCAGCAGATAACTGTTTATGTCATGGTGGCGAGACGCATCGGACATAACGTCGATACTGTTCTCTACGATATTATTCGCAAGCCGACGATCAAGCCCACGCCGGTTCCAGTGCTTGACGACAACGGCATGAAAATCGTTTTGGATAAAGACGGCAATCGCCCAATGACTGCCAGGGGCCAATTCTATCAGACTGGCAACGCCGAAAAGGGACTCGTATTGCAACAGCGCGAAATGACCGCCGATGAATGGGGCAAGAAGCTCTTGGACGATATCGGCGAACGGCCTGATTTTTATTACGTTCGCAAAGAAGTCCCCCGCCTCGATGATGAGATTATCGAATTTCAGTACGAGCTTTGGGACATTCAAAAAACGATTAGAGCCGCCCAAAACGAACAACGGTGGTTCAAAACCGTTAGCTCTGATACGTGTGATTATTGTTCATTTCGTGCGCTGTGTTTATCAAAGTACAATCCTTCCGATCCGTTGCTGGAAGGCTTTATAAAGATTGACGACGTTCACCCGGAACTCAAATCAGATTCATTTTAGGAGGAAATCGTGAAACCAGTATTGGCTCCAAATCGACCTAATACACCGGCGGCAAGTGTCGCGGCGCAACAGCCAGCAAGAGATTTACAAATCTCTCGTGGCATCAACGTGCAAGCCCAAAAGATAATTCTTTACGGCCCCGGCGGCGTTGGTAAGTCATCGTTGGCGGCATCACTAAAAGATTCCGGCATCGACCCGTTGTTTATCGACTTCGACGAAGGGAGCAATTTTTTAGATGTTGCCCGCGTCGTTCCGCAAACGCTCGACGAGACGCGTCGTATTTTGCAAAACCGTGAAATGTTTCAACCGTTCGGGGCCATTGTTTTAGACTCGCTTACGAAGGCCGAGGAAGTCGCTACGGCATGGACGCTCGCCAATGTGCCGCACGAAAAAGGCCACGCCGTCAAATCCGTGGAAGGATACGGATTTGGAAAGGGCTACCAACACGTTTTTGAGACGATGTTGATGCTCTTGGGCGACTTGGACGCCGTGGCCCGCAGCGGCAAGCACGTCGTTTGTATCGCCCACGAATGCGTGGCTAATGTTCCCAACCCGCAGGGTGAGGACTTCATTCGCTACGAGCCGCGTTTACAGTCGCCTGCTTCCGGCAAGTCATCGGTTCGTCTCCGCGTCAAGGAATGGGCCGACCACCTGATTTTTATAGGCTACGATCAGGTCATTAAGGACGGTAAGGCGACCGGCGCGGGCACGAGAACGATCTACACCACAGAAAGGCCGACGCACATGGCGAAGTCTCGCTCGCTTGATGAAGCCTTTCCTTATCAACTCAACGACCTAACCCTTTGGAACAAACTTTTTAACAAGGAATAGAACATGGGAAACCCATTGTCACAAGCTGGAGTGTTTCGCGGACAGATTATCAGTTACGGACTTTACGAACCTGGAAAAGACGGTTCGCAATCGTTGGCAATCAGCGTTGTCGCCCATATTCAAGATGCGTGGGACGGCGAAAAGCAAGAGTGGATCGATTGGCGCGAGTACGAATTGGAAGGCGAAGGCGATCTTTGGATCGTCAAGCGAACCGGCGAATTGATTCAAAACCAAATCAATAATCTCGTTAAACACGCCGGATGGGACGGTGATGTCATGTCGGTTGCCGAACGGCGATGGGTTTCAACTCCATGCCAGTTTGTGGTCAACGAAGAAAAAGATCCGAACGGCAAGTACGACACCAAGTTCAAAATAGCCTTCATCAACGCTTGGGATAGCGTTCCTGGGGCTGGGCGGCAGTTCCTTGACCCACAGAAGGCTAAAGCCATTGCCGACCGTTATGGACCCCAATTAAGGGCTTTGACGGGATCGATCAAGCAGAACTCCGTAGTGCCTTCGACCAAGAAGCCTTCGATACCGTCCAAGCCCATCGCTCCTAAGCAACAGGAAATCAATCGGCTCAATCAATCGGTTCCCGATCCGACCGGCGGATTTGACAACGACATCAACGCCGAACTGAACCAGCAAGGCGACGATATTCCGTTTTAAGTAACCACGACCAACGAACAGAAAGGAGTTATGCGTGTAATGGACAATCCTGGGCTGGATTGCAGGAGCGTCCCGCCTTTATGCGGCAGCGGCGTGGATGGATGACACGCAAATCGTGGATTGGGTCAAGCAAAGGCCGGAAGGCAAAGCTTATGCGGCGTTCGATTCGCCGACCACGAGGATAGCTAAGCCGGTTCGATTCCGGCCTGCCGCACTAAACCATTCGGAAATCACTAACAGTTGGAGGAGTTATGACAAGCGGAAGCGATTACGTATTTCCCGTTCCCAGTTCAAGCGAGTACGGCCTCACTAAACGCGAGCTATTCGCGGCGATGGCGATGCAAGGATTAGTGACAAATGGAAATATCAACGTAAATGGAAAGCGGATCGCGGAAGCCACAGAGTATGCAAAGGCCGCTGTAGCTATTGCCGACGCGCTCATCGAAGCCCTCAACGTGAAGGAGTAATCATGCCCGAACGAGAAAGCGGCTGGTATTTTGTTAAGTACAACGGTAACTGGATGATCGCGTCGTATAATCCTGCGTTCGATACACTACCGTGGCTGATTACTGATTCTGAGGTATGGCTTCAAGACAGAGATTTTGAAGAAATCGGCGAACGGATCAAAATGCCGGACGAGGAATAGAGCGAGTTGCGAACGTGGAACCGCTGCCACGCTAAACAAAGACGGGCAACTAGTGCCGAGTCGTGTTTGCGGCCTTGTGCCGCCTGAAACCGTGCGGAGGCATTTACTCGGCAATCTCCGTGAACGGGCCGACTTAGGCGGAGCGGATAGTCACTCCTGCATTTTGGGACCGATTATTCGCATGTACCGTCGAAGCCTAAGTGCGACGGGATGAATGGTTCTACTGGACCAGGAGAGCCGCGAGCCTGCATGAGGCGAACAGCGGCGTTTTAAGGAACAGCAAATGAGAGACTATGGAAAAGTAGCACCGACGTTCTGGACAGGTGAGACAGGCCGCGACTTGCGAAAAGCAAGCAAGGATGCGCAGCTCGTCGCACTCTACTTATTGACGTGCGGATCATCCCACATGAGCGGTATTTATTACCTCGCGCTGCCGACGCTTTGCCATGAGTTAGGCCTGACAATACGAGGGGCTTCAAAGGCCCTTCAAAGGGTCGAGAAGACGGGCTTCGCCTACTTCGATGCCCCTTCGGAAGTCGTTTTTGTGCCCGAAATGGCCCGCTTTCAGATCGGCGAACGGTTGGAACCAAAAGATAACCGACACAAGGGCTTAATCAAGTACCTTGAAAACTATCGTAAGTCCTTATTCTACAAGGACTTCTATACTCGATACAAGGTGTCGTTTTCGCTGCCGGAACCAAGCCCCTTTGAAGCCCCTTGCAAGGGTCGCGTGCGCACGCGCGCAGAACAGGAGCAGGAACAGGAGAAAGAACAGGAGCTAGAGCAGGATCAGGAAAAAGAGAAAGAACAGGAACAGGAAACCTATTGCGGCGAGCCGTCAGAGACGGCATCTCCGCCGAACGCCGTATTCATCTTTCCCACGGTCGGCAAGGAACCGCACGAATACCCACTTCTCGAATCCAAGGTCGCCGAATACCAAGAGACCTTCCCCGGCTTGAACGTCATCGCGGAATTGCGTAAGGCCCTTCAATGGTGCAAGGATCGTCCGACCAATAGAAAGACCAACGCTGGAATGCCAAAGTTTCTCTTCGGCTGGTTGAGCCGAACCCAGGACCGAGGAGGGTCAAAAGGAAACGCCGATCCTAGAGGAACCATTGCGGCCATGCAGGGCTATCTCGCTCTAAAGGAGTCGGAAGCCAATGAATAACACACAACGCTTTACGGCGGCGATAGGTGCGTTGTGCGAGGCGTTTAACCGATCCCCGACCACTGCGACTTTCAAGGCTTACGAGTGGGGACTGGACGGAATTGCTATCGAATCGATCGAACGGGCCTCAAAGCAGGCGTTACGAACATCAAAGTTCATGCCGTCGCCTTCGGAGCTTCGGGAAATGGCGGGTGAGCTAAAGCCGCAAAACCGCGCCATACTGGCGTGGGACGCATTTAAGAAAGCGTTGAAGGAACATGGGTATTACCACTCGGTTGACTTCGACGACAAGGTAATCAACGCGACGATTCGCAACCTGGGAGGTTGGATGAAGTGCGCCGAGGAAATTGACTCCCGGCCGTTGCATGAATTCGACACCTGGTTTCGCAAGGAATTCGAGCGGGTCTATGTGTCGCTGTTCGCTTCTGGCGTTGGCGGCGAATCGATCAAATATCTCTCGGGATACTACGAACTGGAAAATACGAGGAACGGCTACGAATACAGCGATGTAAAACTAATCGCCACGGGCTTGCCAGCACTCCCCCGAGAGGTTTTGAAAATCGAGAGTATCGTTGAAAAAACGGCGTTATCAATTGGCGTAGATAAAAAAGGAAAATAACCCAATGAACTACCCGCCCCTGTCCGAACTAGACCCCGCAGAAACCGCCCGTATGGCTCCGATATTTGACGACTCGCGTTACAAGACCCGCATTGAAATGCGCGAGCTTCAAGAGCGGTACGAACGGCGGATCGGATTACTGAAAAGGAAATTGGCGATAGCGGAGCAATGGATCGAAAACGAACTCGCCCGGCAAAAGTTGGAAGAAATCGAGTTGCTTAAATTCCGCGTCGGGTTCGCTAACTGTGACGCGGAGATGGAGCGTATCGAAAAGAAGTACGCGAAGAAACGCGAGGCTATTTTAGGAGGCGAGCAATGACTGAACTTGAACGGAAAACGCTGATTGAGTTTATGGGGTGGAAAAAAATCGGTCCATACTATTGGAAAGACCGAGATGAACAAAGAATCACACGTTATGATCCATGTAAAGTGTTTCGTGGTATTACCGACCGTGACGATACCGCGCTGTTGATTGATGAAGTCATGCGGCGCGGCAAAGAATGGGAAGCGATGTTTGTGAATCGGCTCTACGAAGAAATCCGCGAACTGCAAATCTACAAGCAAACAGACTGGAATGTGTTGCAGGGAATGCTAACTCCTCCCGAGAACATCATTCGAGCCGTACTGAACACAATCAAGGATATGGAGGCCAGCAATGACACTTGACAAGATCGAGGTCGGCAAGACGTATGAGAACAATAATGGTACGGTGAGACGGGAAATAATCAAAGTCATCGGAAGCGTACCAACATCCATCTATTATCGTGAATATGTGAACAAAAATGGCGAGTGGCATTTTTACGGAACGTCGCTTGGGTATATCAAGCAATTTCAACAATGGGCGAAACGGGAGATTTAAGATGAAACCGCCGTTTAGATTTGAAGTTGATAGCCGTGGTGGTGATTACAGAGCCATACGCGATGAAAGTGGAACCGAAGTAGGCCGAATTCGGCGCGAACATGCAGATACACTAGCCGTTGCCTTGAACGCGGGAACAGAGAAGCAAGCCTATCCTTCGCTCTGGTGCAATGGTGAAATGCTCGATGCCGAGTGGCACGGAATAATGCCGCAACTCGGATGGATTATTGAGCTTAACGACGAAGAATACCGTGTCGATAAGATTACCGTTTGTGCCGGAATTGTAATCGACGTTGTGAAAATTTCCAAACCGGAAATAACCGTAATCAAGGAGGCCGAACATGAAACTGACTGACGAACAAATCGAACGGTTGCGAAGTTTAGTCCACACGGTCAAATCGAACGAAGATGCCGACGCTATTGCAACGGCTATGACGATTGCGAAGCGGCAGACCATGCCGAAGCTTAACTGGCGGAAACGGGAGGAGCATTTCGAGACGTTTGAGGATGGGGAAGAGTTGTTTGTGTACGACAGGTGGGGCGAATATGACGCAATACGGTTTTGTGTCGATGAAGGCAGATTTGAAATCAACTGTCATAACAATAACTGGGGCAATGATTGGGAAGATGTAGTTTATTGGCTTCCACTTTCCGAACTCGCCGCAACCCTGCCGGAGGAAAAGTAATGGCCGTTCGACTGACCATCATCGTACCGGGTGAGCCGATTGCACAACCGCGAGTCAAGGCGACTGCATTTGGCGGACGTGCCCGCGTCTATACTCCGACGAAAAACGGCATCGCCGACTATAAGGCGACAATTCGCAAGATTGCGAGCGAGTCGTTTGCTGGGCCGCTATTGGATTGTCCGCTCGTCGTCGATTGCGAATTTGTGTTCTCGCGTCCGAAGCGACTGGTATGGAAGAAAAGGCCAATGCCGAGGGAGCCAATGACCTCCAAACGCGACCGTGATAATTTGGACAAGGCGGTTCTCGACGCGCTAACGAACGTAATTTTGACCGATGACAAATTGGTTTACGACGGTCGGATACAGAAGTGGTACGCGGAAGGTGATGAACTGCCGCATACGAAGATCACGATTGAATGGAACGAAACCCCGGAGGTGCGATAATGCCCACCATAACCGCATACCAGATGCAACGGCGAGTAGCAATCTCGAAGGCCCAATGTTCGATTACGGATGCGATGATGGGCCACGAACTAACCGCCCTTGAATGGCTCCATGTATTTCATACATCCTCGCAAAGAATGATCGGCGAAGGCTTGAAAGAAGAGTGGAACGAAGAAGATCAAGGAAACCAATAATGCTCATCCCCGAACTCGAACGAACGCTGAAGCCGTGCAAGTGTGGTCATCGCGTGACCATAAAAGAAGTATTTGAAATCGGCACTATCATAACGTGTCCGAATCCTTATTGCGAAGAAGGCCCTGTGCGATTCATCAGCAAGCCCGAACAAGCCGCCGCAATCTGGAACGAAAGGAGAGGCTAAATGCTCTTAAAACTCAGCGAATTCAGAGGTGACGGCAACGGCAGCAGCGCGGTTTTTATCAACACGGATGAAGTAGCATTCATTCGCAAGTGGAATTACCATTCATTCCGTCCGGCGATTACCGAAGTCGGATTGAACACTGGAGAGAAAATTCACGTTTGGGAAGAAATCGAAATTATTGAAAAGAGGCTTGCGGCAACGAAAGGAAGCAATCGTGATTGAATTCGTTCAAGCCTACCGCGTCGTGGATGAATCGATGGGTGTGCGATAAGTGTGGAAAGAAAATCAGTAGATAACGAAAGGCCCGGCGAATGATTCGCGTATTCCCACGTCGAACCAAATGGACGCCAACCGATGAACTGGCGTTCGTCGGCGACCTCCCATTGCCCGGACTTCACCCAGAAGATCGGAACATTCCAGTATTGATTTCGTGTGTCTTTACGTGGGACAAGCCAGAAGCCGAGAGGCTGTATTTCTCGTGGAATCGTTATTACCATCACGTTTCGCTCGGCGGCCCGGCTTATGGCGATTGCGGTGGAGATTTTGTCGCCGGTCGATTCATCAAAGAAGGCGTCACGATTACGAGCCGTGGATGCCCCAGAAAATGCCCGTGGTGCGTTGTGCCAAGTCGCGAGGGACGGATTCGAGAATTGCCGATCGTGCCCGGCTGGATTGTCCAGGATAACAATTTGCTCGCCTGCTCGGAGAAACACCTGGACGCCGTTTTCAAAATGCTTCGAGAGCAGAAACGCGGGATTGTTTTTTCTGGCGGGCTGGATGCTAGGTTATTCACCGAATCGACCATTGAACGCTTGAAATCGATTCGGATTAAGGAACTATGGTTTGCCTGCGACGACGAAAACGCGATACCAGCATTGAGGCGGGTAGCGGAACTTTGCGAAGGAATATCGATTGAAAAGAAACGCTGTTATGTGATGATCGGGCACGCCTACGAATCTCTTCCCGACGCACGACATCGGCTAGAAACTGTTTACTGTCTCGGATTTTTACCGTTCGCTCAACTATATCGCCGAGAACTCGAAACTAATTATCCGAGCGAATGGAAAGCACTGGCGAGAAAATGGAGCCGTCCAGCGGCTTACAGAAAGGACCAATAATGCTCATCCCCGAACTCGAACGAACGTTGAAGCCGTGCCCTAAGCCTCGGCTGCTTGATTTGTTCTGCGGTGCCGGCGGCTGTTCGGTGGGCTACCATCGCGCGGGCTTTTACGTGGTCGGCGTTGATATCAATCCTCAGCCGAGATATCCGTTCGAGTTTCATCAAGCCGACGCGATGGAATTTCCGCTTGATGGGTTCGATGTGATACACGCAAGTCCTCCGTGCCAAGCCTATTGTGCGTTGCGGCATTTGCATCCTGAGAAACGATACCCGGATTTGATCGCATGGACTCGGCAACGACTGATTGATGCCAAAGTGCCGTTTGTTATCGAGAACGTGCCGAAAGCACCGTTGCTGCATCCAGTTCAGTTGTGCGGATCATCGTTTGGCTTGCGAGTGCGGCGGCATCGCATGTTTGAATCGAACGTGCATTTGTCGGGCGGTATGTGTCAGCATCGGATGCAAGGTAGGCCGATTGACGTTAGTGGGACAGGAGGGCCGCGAAGGGGCAAACGATCTGACAACGGTGGAGGCAACCCCAACAAGCCAAGAAACATCCAAGAAGCGAGAGAAGCAATCGGCATTGACTGGATGACCCGAAAGGAACTCAGTCAAGCAATTCCACCCGCTTATACCGAATACATCGGCCGTCAGTTGATGAAGTATTTAACTCCCGCCGAAGCCGTAGAAATCTGGAACGAAAGGATTGGAACGTGATTGAATTCGTGCAAGCCGACTGCCTGGAGTGGATGCGGGAACAACCTGAAGGCCGGTTCGATTTGGTTTTCGGTTCGCCTCCCTATGAGGACGCTCGCACTTACGGAATCGATTTCAACCTAAAAGGCCAGGACTGGGTTGACTGGATGGTAAGCGTGTTCCGTGAATCGCTACGCATCTGCAAAGGACTTGTAGCTTTCGTAGTTGAAGGCAGGACGAACGATTACCGTTACACGGCGACTCCGTTGCTGCTTATGGCCGACTTGCACCGCGCGGGGATCACGCTGAGAAAACCACCGCTTTACATTCGTGACGGCATACCGGGAAGTGGTGGGCCTGATTTTTTGAAGAATCGATACGAATTTATCGTGTGTGCAACGAACGGCGGAAAATTGCCGTGGAGCGATAACACGGCTTGCGGGCATGAATGCAAGTATCCTCCCGGCGGCGCGATGAGCAATAGAACAAAAACAGGGTTGCGTGTTGGTGGAATGAGAAGGGCTAATGGCAAAAGAAGACTTCATGGATATACACATCCCAAGATAGCCAACCCCGGAAACTGGCTCGAATTCCCGGATCATGGCGTCGGCATCGATTGTGGTCCCGGCGGCGGCGGTCATTTAGGGAATGATCTTGCACACGAAAACGAAGCACCCTTTCCGCTTGGGCTTGCGGAATTCTTCGTCAAGTCGTTTTGCCAACCTGGAGGATGGTGCCTCGATCCATTCAGCGGAAGCGGCACAACCGCCGAGGCTTGTGAAATCAATGGCAGAAATTGCGTCGGTGTCGATATCCGCGAATCGCAAATAGAACTTGGGGAACGGCGTTGTCGGAATGTTCAGAAAGTGTTGGTTTAGAAAGGACAGTCATGAGCGACAGAATCTTATTTGATGTGCTGTGCGATTTTGCCATGTTTCTTTCTCTGGTCATGATCTTCATAGCAATAAGGGGATTGAAAAATGAGCGATAGGTACCTCGAAGCGGCGGAAGCGATTGTAAAAGAGTGCCGTGGTATCGGCAGAGAAATCGACCCAATAACAACGGAAGAAGTTCTTGACATCCTCCGCGAAAAGCTGGGCGATGAAAAGCCGAAGCAAGACCGTGAGAAGTGGATCGAGGAAACGGCAGCTATGATAAAAGAGGGGTTGCTTGAACCAATAACCATCATTACCGACCGCCTACCGATGCTGGAGAGTGAACAAATTACAACGCTCGAAGCGGAGAACGCGAAGCTCAAAGCGGAGAACGACGACCTGCGACGACATGAGGGAGTAATCGAATATCTTGATAATCTCCGAAAGTTCGAGGAGGCATCAAGAGAGGCGATGAAAAATGACAAAACTAAAATAATGTAATTCTCGCGGCGAAGGGAGAGGAATGATGTATCATAAAAATGAAATCGAAAAGGTGCGATATCTAGCTGGTTATGTGAAGGGAGTTGCGAAAGCGACTTCTGATGCTGAAATGGCGGAAGCGGCAAAATATCTCGAAGAGCTGTCCTGTTATATCTGTGGACAAGGATATGTGCGTTGTGATGGAGGGCCTGAGTGTGATTCGGATCATAAATGAAAAATCATTGAATAGCGAAACCCCAACCGCGAAGGAGTGAGCGATGCCAGGAATAGGAAAACGAGTTGCGATCCTTGAACAGCGAATCGAAGCCCTAGAATCACGTTTTGCCACGCCGAAAGCCGATGGTCCGACGGAGGATAGGCCGTGGTGGTTTTACTATGAAGACGGAACATACCTTCGATTTACGTCATCGGTGGTTCCTAATGATAGCAATGCTCGGTTTATGTCCAATGGTAGGCCATTCTCCAGGCATTGCGATTGGGATATTAGAGAGATGACTTCAAGTTGCTGGACTCGCCTTCCCGACGAGACTCCGCTGCCGGTTCTCGAATATGCGGACATGATGCGACGGAAAGAATGTGAATGGAAAAAGGATAATTGCGATCCGCCGTGTCTTTTTAGGATATCAGCGTCGGAAACTCACATGATGTCGCATGATGGTCAATGGGAGGTAATTAAACCTATAAGTCCAATCACTGAAAACAAAGTCACCCCCGAAGAATCCGCCGCCATCGAAGCCCGGTTGCGAGGATTCGAGAACGTCGAGGCGATGCTGAGGGAGGATGAGAAGAAATGCAACCGCGACACAACTCTGCCATGCGAAGTGACGATCATTACCGATCCGGCTCATGTGCTTCAAGAGCAGCTTGCCGAGTCGGAACGGAAGCGGGAGGAGGCAGAAGAAGAGAATACTCGCCTGCAAGAAAAACTTATAGCTGCCATAGCTAGAGAAGATAACACGCGGGAGAGCAACGACGAACTCAAACGACAACTCGCCAAGCGGTATGATCTGCTTGAAACCGCATGGGGCGTAATTGCAAACGCTCATTTTGGAGATTGGGAATCCGCTAGTAAAGATTGGCGAACAGCAGCAGAGCGATGGCGTGACCAATGTCACGTTTTGCAAGCCGTCCGCAAAGCCACTGGGGTGGAAGAAACGCCGAAGCCGAAAGCGGAGAAGGTGGAGTGGAGAGACAGGCGTGATTCATCTTATGCGAACATCGAAAACTACGCGATTGAGGTAAGCTGCAACGGTCCCGAAAATTGGGACTGGAATATTACCATGAACGAAATGAGCGGAAATGAATCGTCGCAATACGAAGCCAGGTCAGCCGCCGAGAAGGCACTGGCCGAGTTGACGGCGAAGAGCGAGCAATCCGAAGTCGAGCAACCTAAAAACAAAACCGTCAAGGTATACCTTGACTATGAGGAAGATGAAAAAACGGGCGATGTACGGATTGTGCAACGCGATCCAGAGCAATCCGAAGTCGAGCAACTGCGGAAGCGGGTTGAACATGCCGAACAAGGACACGCGAATGTATTGCTCGAAAATGAAAATCTGCATACGGAATTGACGGTGGCAAAGAAGCGGTGCGAAGAGTTGGAAAAGCAACTCTGTATCGCCGCCAAAATCGAAAGCGGAAACGCGAGGGAATTTGATTGGGCAGTTCTCGGAAAGATTGATGAATTGGAAACCCAACTCGCCGAAGCCACTCGCCCGAAGTCCAACGCCGAAGCGCGGGGGATCGCGGCGGAATTCATTGAAAACAACGACTATGGACCCAGTGCCAAGAAGCTGATTGTACCTGCGTTTCTGGCAATCCTCGAATCGCAAAACCTCCTCGCCACCGACGAAACCGTGCTGCGAATGAGAGAGTTGGAAGCGGAAAACGTAAAGTACCGAAGTATCATTAAGAATGTGTTCGATGCAAAGTAGAACGCCGAACGGAAAGGAGCGAGGGATGAAAACGAAGGCTGAACGAGTGTCGGAGAAGATTTATAAAATTCTTGCAATGGGCAGCGACACTCCTGAACTATTTACGAACTCGCAGGGGGTTTGCAAGCTGGTTTCTATCCATTGGGCAAAAGAAATTATCGCCGAAATCCTCGAACGCGAATATGGGGAGGGGAAATGATGTTTGCACCAATAACCGTACCACCACGGTTTATATTTGAGCGAAGATCAGGGGTAGCAGGATTTAGGTGTCTGCAATGTGGGCTTTGGATCGAGATGAATCAATACCCAGAAAATCAATCATGGAAATGCCTTTGCGAAGATAAGGAACCCAAAAATGAGAACGCCTGACGTTGATAGGGCGATCGCTTACGCAAGGAGCGTGCGAGAATCGATGAAAACGCTTAGAGGAATGTCTCTGCCTATCGATAGAACCGCCGAAAGACTGGAATCGGATATTAACATACTCGTCGATTACATTGAATCGCTGGAGAAGAAAAACGAGGAGTTGAAGGGGTTTGTCAACATTAAAACGGCTGACGGTGTTCAATGGATTGGGCAGCCAGTATGGACGACAACGTGTAACGGGGAAGTAATATCCAACGAATTGACCGGGGAATTTAGATTCATGTATTTCCGGTCAAAAGAACGCAAAGAGTGGATGGCCTCTTTTCCATACGGATACGGAATTGGAAGCCCGGTCGAGTTGTGCTATTCGACTAAGGAGGCCGCGTTAAAAGCTTATGAAATCGAGCGGGCGGGGGAATAGGCTATGAACCGAAAGGTGTCACCAATTGCGAACAACGACGGCGCGGGGATACTTAAATCAGATATGGCGATTTCGGTTATTGCTGAGAAAACCGGCGTCAGCGTCTACTATGTCCGAAAAGTAGTTCGCGGAGAGCCTAGAGATAAGTTCAAATTCCCCAAAAAGCCTAAATCCACATTCTGTAAGCATTGCGGGAGAGTCGTCGAACCGGCTTATGTGCAGAAAGTTGGGTGGGTCTTGTGCCTCGCTGAATACTTGGAAAAAAAGTTTCAAGAAAAGGATTGACACGTTTTTCGGATATCGTTCAATGAAGGGCTGGAGGACAATATGAGCGAAACAAACAGAATACTCGGCGGTTTGGTGGTTGTAGCATTCGGCCTAATGCTCATTTACATGATCCAAGGCCGCATGGGCTGCCAGACCGCCCGGCAGCAAAACCGCGAGGAACGCCGAGAAAAACGCTCCAAGCGGGAAAAAGTGTGCCAACTGTTGCGGATCGACGATGGCGCAACACTGACGGTAGTCTGGGGATTGCGAGACCGTGGCGAAAAAACCGTAGTTATCGAGGGGATTTCGATTCCTTCCACCCAACAGAGTGCAGCGAAAGCGAACCTGGAAAAACTCACCGCCGGTAATCAAGTGCGGGTACATTACGAAGTCCACCGTTTGTTCGCTGCCGAGGCCGGGGAAGAGGAATTAGAAGACGCCGAATTGGAATCTTCGTCCCCCATCGTCGGCGCGGTTTACGGCGACGGCGGATTGAACCTTGGAATCGAGCAGCTTCGGGCCGGGTTGGCAAAATGTCAGCCAGACGCGGCGAAAGAACTCATAAACGCTGAACGTGAGGCAAAAAAGGCAAAGAAGGGAATTTGGGGAACATGAGCGCAACTATCCTAATTTGGATCGGGGTGGGCGGATTTATCTTCCTGTTGTTTGGCTGGCAATATCTCGCCAAGCTGATACCGGCGTCGAAGACGACGGCTGTCATCGATAAGGCCGAGGATTACGCCGATGAGGCCGTGGCTTGGGCCGCCTTGAAGTCGGCGGCAGTTCTATTCCGCAAGCACGGCAACACGGCTGCGGCAGCCACGCTGGCTGGATTGACGGCCGAGGTCATGCGGTGGGACGATCCGCCGGTTACGCCCGATGGGCAGGGGTAAGCCAATGACCACCGCAACACGCATCAGAATCGCCGTGGCGTTGCTCCTCTTCGCGGGAGTATTCACGCTACAGCAATCGCCAAACGCCTTAGAGGCGGTATCTGCAGCGATTCAAAGCCCGCTGGAGCTATTCGGCTACAAATCCAAAGTCGTCCAAGCATGGATCGTCGAGGAATCTTCCGACCGGCCAAAGCTCGATCAACAGCAAATCATAGCGATCCGCAAAGCAGAAACGCTCGGAATTAAGCTCGTCGATCCTCAAGATCAGCCGGTTGACGCTAAGGCAAAAGCCGAATTGGAAGCCGTTCTAAAGGCCGTCCAAGGCAAGTCGTTGCCGCAACTCGTCCGCAAATGGAGCAACGGCCGAACGACGGCTATAGCTTGCCCTGGCACATTCGAGAAGCTTAGGGAGGCCGTACAATGACTCTCATCCACGACGAAAACGCCTCTGATTTTGTCCAAGTCAACTCCGGCTTCATGCCGCGAGAAACGGAATTCGGGAAGCTCGAAGGCGTTCCGATGTTCGCGGATAACATCGAACTCATCCCGGAAAGCGAGTGGATCGACCGCATTAAGGCGATGGAAGAGGCGAAGGCTTTTCCGCGATACCTCTATGAGGCTAAGAAGCCGGTTCACCAATACCAGGACGGTCATCCGTTGTGCTGGGCCTATTCGCTTACCCAGTCCGTCGAAATGACTGACGAGAACTACGCTCAACTGGCCCCCGAATCTATCGTTGGCGTAGCCGGATGGCGTGACACGGGATTCTATTGCGACCGTGCTATCCAGTGGGCAATGGAACACGGCATCGCCGAGCGTTCTTTCGTGCCTCAATACTCGCTCAACCCAAAGGCGTACAAGGCCGGATGGGAAGCGAATGCCAAGCGGCATCGGCCTGTCGAGTGGTTCGACCTCGGTCGTAGTATGTGGCGGGAAGTCGTCACGGCGTTACTCTGTGGATTCGCCGTTTACACGGGCTACAATAGATTCGGCCATGCGATCACGCTCGACAGCCTAGTTGTTAAGGACGGAAAGATCGGCGTATCGTCGCCCAATACGTGGCGAGAAGGAACCGACCGCTGGACCCTGTTCGGCTCGGTAGCAGTTCCGAATGAAGCCTTTGCCGTGCGAAAGGTGGCTTTCGATTAGGAGTCTCGAATCATGGACGAATCCATTGCCATTGCCAATTCAGTCCGCAAGAAGCTAACCGACACGGCCAATTACATCGGCGAGAATACGGGCGATTGCGATTACCCAATGCACCTTTATGAGCTCACCCGCCTTGATCGAATAGCCAACGAGGGAATCAAAACTTGTGAAGTTCACGACGAACACAAAACAATCCTTCCACCCCAAAAGAGGAGCGACAATGAAACCTAACGTAATTGCTGGCTTGATCTTCGGAATCTTGATGCTTGTAGGCGTTTGCATGGCGATCAACTCGCCGTCCGATGCTGTTGCCACGCCGACCGTTACGCCTGCGGTTATCGAGCAAACCGATGTCGGCTCGGCTCCGATTTTGTTGCCGATTGTCAACGTTTCGGATTGCGCCAACGGAAAATGTGCGATCACCCGTGAACGAACGGTCGAACGAAAAGCCACCGTACAACGTGCCGCCCCGGTTGCCAAGAAGAAGCCTTTGCGGCGATTGCTCGGTAGGCTACGAAGGCGGTAGCTATCACCATAACTTACAGCATTCAAGGAGATTATCATGCATTACCGAAACGGTCGCGAAGCGAAGAATGGCGACAAAATCGTAAAACTGGAAGGTGGCAAGGTCGTATCATTCGGCGTGCTTCACAGCGCGACCCATGGAAACGATTTTTGCAACGGCAACATCGCTGTCGTTCAGTCGGCAAACGATTATGCCTGCATGTGCGACTGCCTCCATATCGACGATTTGGCGGAATTGCTCAAAGAAAAGGGCCTCGATAAAAGACCAGCAGCCGTATCTGGTTAGGCGCAAAGCCTTTACTGTCCCCACCGCCCGGAGATCATGGACGATTGCAGTCAGGATGACACGGGCGGTACTTTGAGTCACCTTAGCTCAATGGTAGAGCGAGCGTTAAAGTAGGCCGAAATCGAAAAGGAACGCTAGATCATGGTTCGACTCCATGAGGTGGCTTTGCAAGAAATATAAATGGCCGGGTAGTCTAAGCGAGGTGGCTATGGCTTGGAACGGTAGCATTAAGGCGCAACAAATCGCAGATAATGCATATTCAAAGCTAAGGCCAAGGCACAAAAAGAAACGAAAGCGAGTTATTTGCGGAGGAAGAACGTGGATAGGCAATCATAGTGTTAAAGTCTGGACATATCGCGAGTACATGCTTAGCAAGAATTGGATAAGAAAAAAGCAAGAAAAGTTTAATCAAGTCGGCAGGAAATGCGAGATTTGCGGGAGCGTTGACGAAATCCACGTACACCATAAAACATACGAGCGATTGGGAAACGAAAAACTTAAAGATTTGCAAGTTCTTTGCAGTAAATGCCACGAAAGAATCCACGAAGACGACAAGGCCGCAATCGAACACATTAAATCAATCTAGCGGAATCAATACCATGCTGTTTGCCGAAACAATACCAGTCAGCCCAAACCTCACCGATCCGTCTTCATGGGGAAACATGGTTTCGACCGTGGGCGTCCCGATGGGTATCTTGATGATAGCCGCCTGCATGTTCAGCTATTTTACCTACATCTTACTTCGCTGGCTATTCGCACCTGGCATTTCCGAGCAGCAACCCGATGGGTCTATGAAGAGACTTAAGGATGGTGGCATTGTGCGCGAGGCTTGCTCGCGTTGGGTCGATGCGCAAGTGGCGGCTTTGAACGGAATCCGCGTGGATATCGATGCGTTGAAAGACGTTTCCGACAAGGTCAAGGTCGATCACCAAAGCCAACAGCTTGCACATGCGGCGATGAAGCAGGCAGGACACAAGGCTTTGAACGTGCTGAATACCATTGGCGCGGCGGTCAAGGTGGACGTGTCGAGCGACATTCAGGCAGCGCACGATAGCCTCAATCAGGCGTAATACCCCCCTGGGTCAAGGTACTTCCTCGACCACCCCGCGATCGAGGGC